CTGTTGCTGAACCATTGTTATCAGCAACAAACGTAAGGTATTGAGTTGCGTTAGTGCTATCTGTGACTGTTTTAACCGTATCAGCTGATGTAGCGGATGTGGCAGATGTAGCTGTATCTGCGTTACCAGTTACATTACCAGTAACATTACCAGTCAGGTTACCAACAAAAGTGCCTGCTGTGACAGCAAGACCAGCAGCAACAATTCCACTTGAATTAATTGTGACTGCAGAACCAACTGTAATGTCACTAAAGGTACCACCAGATGACCCACCAAGCACATAAGTCTTCAGTCTCGAAGCCGCTGTCTTTCTGTTTGTACCACTGGCTCCATCATCAATAATAAACAGATCAGAATCTACAATGTCGGCACCAATATCAGTAGCACCATCAATATCAATATTGACAACATTTACATCACCAAATGACAGAACACCGGATGCATTTGATTGAAGAACTTGTCCAGAGGTGGTAGCGTCAGATCCTGGTAAAGTTAATTCGAGATCTGAAGCGAGGGAATTGGGGGCTTGAAGTTCAACGTAATTAGTTCCGTTATTGGTACCCTCATAGAGTTTGATACCACCACCTGCTGTGGTTGACTCAAGATTCCAGAAATTTCCTCCACCAATTAATTGGTTACCTGCAGGGGATCCAACGTAAAGTTGATACTTATCTGTTGTAAACCCTGGCTCACCCACTGCCAGGGTAGGTAGATCAGCTAGTGCGCCTCTTTTAAACCTTAACGTGGGTGCTGCCATCGACTTACTTCACACTCTTTTATAAAATATTTATACATACCGGATAAGCATGCTTTAAGGTGTGAAGTTACCATAATCAATCTCTCCATCCTCAACACCATCTGACAGATCAACAACGTTGAATGGTGTATCAAATGCCCATACTTCATCAGTTGCGTTGAACATTAGAATAGTATTATCTGATGGGGAACCAGTACTGACAGGATAACCTGCAATATTTGTGGTGGCTGCACCAGATGTTGTGGTTACAATAAACTGACCAGAGATTGAATTGAATTCTAAGCGAGCACCTTGAGGAATTTCTGTTGATGCCATGCCAGCAATGTCAGTAAGAGGTCCAAGGTCTGTGGTACCTCCCCCACCACCAACACCACCAGTCCAAAGACCAGATACTGCATCATACTGAAGAACTTTTCCATTGACTTTTGCAGAATCTCTATCAACATCGTCTAAGAACTCAAGACGAACTTCACCACCGCCTCCTTGAGCAGTAGCAGTTCTAACAGTTTCATAGACCATCTTACGGAGTTGGTCCATCTCCTTCTTGAGTCTTCTGATTTCCTCTTCAGAAGAATCTTCTGGGACATTTTCTTCTTCAGGAATGATCTCTTTGAGTGCATCAAGTGCCTCATCAACCACAGATTCCTTAACTTCTACCTCGGCAATAGGTTCTGATGGTTTTAGTGGTTCTGGTTTGATTATGTCTTCTGATTCAATTTCAGTTGGAACATAATCATCTTTCCAATTTGTAGTATCAACAGGTTGTGGTTTCCTCTTAACATCACTGAATAAGAATGTTTCAAATATCTTTGCATCCTTGAGCAGTTTTTCTCTTTCTTTGTCTTTCTCTACTTCTACTTCCTTGATCTTTTTTCTCTCTTCAGCAAGAGAAGAAAAGAGGTCATCAAGTGACACCTCTCCAATAATGTCTTTCGTTTTCTTCTCTTCTTTCTTCTTTGCTTCACCAATGAGGCTGAAGAAATCTCCTAAGTCACTCATTTGTGGAAATCTCTTTTAACTATTTAGAAGGTGCCATAATCTTCTGTTGTCTCCACATTAATGTGAGGCTCAATGACTTCGATAAATCTATCAGCCAAATCATCATCTTGTGCTGCACGTATGAGTTTCTCTTTAATATTTGACAAAACAAATCTATTCAGGTTAGCGTCATACCTGAGAACGAAACGATTTTTGTTTGTACCTATAATAGTAGTATCTAATGCCTCTCTGACCCTTTTCATACAAAGCTACCTCCATCGATACTACCAGTAAGAGAAGAAGCTTCTTCTACCACTTGTGCTACGAATGCATCAGGCAAGTCATCATCTGATACTGATTCTATCAACAATTCGTCTGGTGACATTAATTCAAGTTTATCTGTTATTTCATTGTATGTAATAATAAAACCATCTTTAGTATCATCTAATGATCCAAATGACACATCAGCTAAGTCCCTTAACTGGACAGGAAGTTGAATGGTGACAGATGTTTCTTTTGAAGTTACTTGATTTAGTGAAGAAGATGATTCACTTATACTGATACTTTTTGCAGCAGATTTTTTTACAGAATTTACGGGAGAACTGACTGAGCCCACCCTTATAGATGAAGAACTTGACCTTCTTACAACAGGCATTTTTTTAAGTCGTAATACCAGCAGTTACCATAGCAGAACCCTCAACCATTCTGGACACAGATCCATTAGATGAGGTCAAAACAACATCATAATAATATCTACCAGGTTTTAATCCAACAGTCACAGGTGCTGTCATAGCAATAGAAACTTCTGAGGTAAGTGTATTGATACCAACAGTGAAGTCATATGCAGTTGGAGATCCTGCATACTTTCTCAGTTTTGACTGACCAGTATAATTTACCAGATTAGAAAGAGAACCATCAGATTCTGTCTGAGTAAAAGACTCAGCAAAGTCAGCCCCTTGTGGGATTGTTATATTAATAGCAGGAGTCGCAGCCATCTCTTATCTTCTTTTTTCTATTTATCTTTGGTGTCCATATTCTTCAACATCTTCTGTAAGTCTGCTGTAGAACCAATGAATAGTGCATTATTGACTGTTGATGGACCTTTTACTTCCTTCTCTTCATTCACATCCTTCAGTTTCTTTTGAAGGTCCATCAGTTTATCGGTGGCATCAGCCACGTTTTTAATTAACTGACCAGCAACCTCATATGCCCTTGGCATCTCACTTTCTTGAGCAAGTTCTAGAATACCATTGATAGCTTCCTGACCTTTCTCAATAATTGAATACAGATTACCTCTTGTGTATTCATAGTCCTTAGAGATGTCATCAGTTCCCTTGGACTTTATAACTTCAGCCTTCTGTTCAATCTCAGCATCAACTTTTTCAATCACCTCAATCTCAGAAGGTTCAATGTCAAATTCCTTATTTAAGTCATCAAATTTAGCCATGATTTACCTCACCCGTAATTGCCACTGAAACCAAAGTCATCACCAAATTCAATCTTAGCATCATCAGCAGCTGTCAATGTATAAACCTTTGAACCCAGTACATGGTTCTCAAGTTGTGTATTATCTTGTGCCCTTCTCACAACAATCTTGTTGGATGAGATTGACTCAACATACATGCTTTCAGATCCAATAAAGATGTATTCACCCTGTGTAAGTTTAGAACCATCATCAACATCAAATACATTAGTAGTCAGATCCACATTCTCTGCTGTCAAAGTAGCTACTACACCATCATAATCCTTGACTGCTCTTGGTGATACAGAGTAAGTAACATCTCTTGAGTATCCAGATTTTGCAGAAGCTGAAAGTTTGCCATCTGATGTGAAGGATCCTGTTGAAGCTGCAACATATCCAACCTTTGCTTTCTTGACGATATTGTCGGTTACGTCTGTTACTGGTCCGTAGATATATGTTTTTGCTGTAAATGTAAAGGTATAAACAAGAGTTCTTCTTGAATCAAAATTACCTTCATATTCATCCAACATTTGAATATTGTTGATTTCAATAGGAACATTCACTGTAGTATCAATACCTCCACCAATCTTGATGGGTAGTGAATATGATGGTTGGAAGTAAGGTAGAATCTGTTCTGTTACTTGTAATGCATCTTCATTGAGTTTAGTCATTACTGACAACTCAATTTTCATATTATATGGTACAGGAAGAAAACCTTTTTTGATAGTAGAACCATCAGGACCCTCTACTAAGAATGTTTGTGTCTTAGTGGATTTTCTTCTGGGGTCATACTCAAGACCATTAAACTCAAATGACATTCTGGGAAGAGTCATCTGAATTGGTTTATTCAAATTGGCTTCTTGTTCCATTCTTGCAAGGAACTTTTGTGTAGGTCCATAGGCAAGAGGAACTTTAATGATACTAAAAGTATCATCATTAGCATCCTTATGACGAATCTCTATCTCATTGAAAAGTGATCCGAAGCCAATAATAACGGATCTGAAGATCTCGTTATAAAAATATTCAAACATAATCTTGACTAAATTATACTTCTATTTAACAATGTAACCCCTATGGCATTCCGAAAGGGTTGTTTTCACTGAAATCTATAATGCCATCTGCTTCAAGTTCGATGTTGTCATTGTCAGCAAATCCACTGACCAAATCAAACTCCTCTTGAGCACTTAACATGTAAGTGGCTCCAGATTCCTGACCTATTACAAGTTCTCCAGCAGTGAAGAATCCATCTACAATAGCAACCTCCAACTTCATAGTTGATCTGGTAAACTCCTTGACACGAGCTGATGTTCCACTGGTGCCACCAACTACAATCTCATTGAATATGTAAGTTCCAACTCCAACTGTGGTTCCATATCCAGCGATTGATGGTTCAGTGAATGTGATTTCTGGTGCCTGTGTATATCCACAACCAGAGTTGATAATATAAGCATCTGTAACAATTCCAGAACTATTGATTGTAGCCACACCAACTGCTCCTTGAACATCTCCATTGTATACTCTATTGTTATCCCAGGTATGTTCAGTTTCATCGAATGTTGTGGTTGTTGAATCAAACTGTTCATAATCTGATACATTTGGTCCATCAATAATGACTCTTGGTGCTGTGGTATATCCACTTCCACCTCCAGTAATTGTGATTGTCTGTATAGATCCTGTGGTACAGATACCTGTTGTTGCAGCTGCTCCTGCTCCTCCACCACCTGAGAATGTAATCCATGGAGCTTCAGTGTAGCCACATCCAGCATTGGTGAGAAGGACTGCGGCAACTCTTCCATCATTACCACCAAAACATCCAGGATAATCAAACGTAATTGATGCAATACCTGTTGCTGTTACACCACCAGATGGAGCTGATGAGAATGCAACCTGTGGTGGGGTAGAATAATTCTTACCCATATTGGTAATGGTTATCGTCTGCACAGCTCCAGATGCACACAACGATGCGATACCAGTAGCAGCAGTACCCAGTCCAGACGATATAAGTGATAATGTTTGAATGTGACCAAGTTGTTCAATCTCATCATCAATGGTTTCTACACCAGTGTCGATAACTTCGTCTTCGAGACGGAACAGTTCACACTTCAGTTCGTAGACATAATTCTTCTTGAGTTGGTAGAATGGTTGTTCATGTTCTACATACTTGATTTCAAACAATCTATCACCAAGAGGGAAATAAATGAGATCTCCCTCTTTTGGTCTATCTGTAAGTTCAAGATTTGGAATATCTTTGATCAGTGGTGCAATATAATCCTCATATCTCTCTCTTGAGATAATGAGTGTCAGGTCATCTTTTCCTTCTATACCAAACTTTGAGAGGATAGTTCCTTGGCCACCATATCCCTCATAGTTATCAACATATGCCTCAATTGGATATGCATTATTAAACTCTGATTGTATTACCTCTTTAATAACCGTATTAGTTGTGAGATAACTACGAGGCATGTAATATACCTCAACTCCGTACATACGAAGCTGTTCGTTTATGAGGTCCTGAACCAAACCTTGTTCGGATCTAGAGCCGTTAAGAAAGAAGGGATTAAGTGCCATAATACATCACCCAATCATATCCATGGGTGGAAGTTCATATGTATTTGACATCTTCTCCATGATCTTATCAAGGTCATTCTGACCATCTTCATAGATTTGCCTACCATTAAACTCAATACCACCAGGTAGTTTTACGCCCTGGAACTTGATAAGATTCATACCCCATTGTCTCTTAATGAGAGCAGTGAGATATGGTTTCAGGAATGAATCATTCCACACTCTTGAATAATCGTTGGGATCCATTGCTCTCCAACAATCAATGATGATGAAATCACCAGCCTGAATAGTATCCCAACTCACATCAATATACAACCTATCTTTTCTTTGGTTGAATCTGATCTGTTTGTGAGTATTGGTAAGGAAGTTGATCGTCTCCAAGTATGTCATTGCCATAGAGTATGACAAGAGATCAAGGTTACCCCAGTTGTAGATATCGTTGAGGAACAACTGATACTTGAAACTGAACATGTTAGATGTATTCAGTCCCTGAGCATCATCCCATTGAAATACCTTGTTCACCCCAATAATAGAAGGGGGAACCTCAAGATAGTTACTATTTTCGTAATATGTAAATGTGGTTGCAGTTCCTACAATATTTGTAGAAGCAGATGTGGATGCAATACCAGTAGTTCCATACTGAGAGTCAGGTGCACCAGGAGGTCTTGCTTTACCTCTGTTTATGTCATCTTCAGTGACCTGATACTTTAGGTATACCTGAGAAACACCATCAAAGTGTCTTTCTTGGAAGAATTGGATGGCATCGTCAACCAAATCCTCTATCTGTTCTTCAGCAACGTTGACTTCTAATACAGGAGCCCCTAGTTGCCTCAAGCAATAGTCAATTAATTCTTGTCTAGAGGAGGGCTGAGCCATTTATAAAACTTCTATTTTTTCTATTTATTGTTGTTTAAGAGAGAAGATAACATATCCTTTATATCGCCAATATCGGAGGATAGTGATTCAACCTTATCCTCCAAGTTTTTCATTTTCTCTTTATCATCCAATAGTCTTTTTCTATTAGCGACATAGTTTTGATACTCTTCATTGTTTTTATTAAGGATAGCGTTTGTTTCACTATCCCTATAAAAACCATCTTTTCCTTTAACTGGGATGTCCATTATGCGAATGATAATACTCTCAAGTTTTTAATGATAGGAACAATTGCATCGTTGGTAGATGTCCCAACTATTTTGACCCTCAAACTCTTAAATGAGACCTGATCATCAATAGTGAATTTATATTCCTTGAATGCAGTAATAGGAGGTGTTTGAGTTGTTGTATCAACCTTTGGAACTTTTACATCAGGTTTTCCGCTATTGTTTGAAATATTGATGATTGCTCCAGATGCGTCCAAGTTATCAAAACCAGGGAATGGTGTGAAGATCACATCATCCAGAACTGAGTTTTGATCA